GCCGCAACGTTCCCGACTAAATTTGAGGAATTAATGTTTGAAATTCCAGAACCGTTGGAAACAACGAGCAATCCAGAGATTGCGAGACCTGTCAAAGTGCCCACACTGGTGATGTTAGTCTGAGCGGCTACTGTAACGCTCTGAGCCGTCGGGACGGTTGAGACGTTGGCACCATTCACGTTGGACAGACCCGAGGCATTTGCCGCAATCAAAAGACCATTGACCGTGAATGTCGTAGAGGTGGTGCCTACACTCGTGATGTTGGGCTGAGAAGCGAGTGCAACGACGTTCGCCAAGGGCACACTCCCCTGAACATTACTCGCCTGGAGGGCTGAAAGGGCCGAGCCGTTTGAAATGACGTTCCCTATGCTGGCGGTACCTAGGACGTAAAGGTTAGAGCCCACAGGAGGAGCACTCAGGGTGCCTATGGACACGCCGTTCTGGTACGCGACATTCCCGGCGACGGAGGTCCACTGAGACGCGACGATGGGCACGTTACTGGCGAGCGTGACGCGACCGTACTGGTCGACGGTGACTTGGGAGACGTTTGCACCCGAGCCGTACATGCCTGCATTGACGCCGCTCGTTGGAAGGGTGGTCAAGGGTACGGTGCCTGTTAAATTTGACGAATTAATGTTTGAAATTCCCGACCCGTTTGAGGCTACGAGTAACCCTTGTATGTTCAGACCAGTCAAGGTACCCACCGAAGTGATGTTTGGTTGGGCGGCTTGGACGACCGAGTTGGCCGTCGCGACCGTTCCAATGATGGCGTTCGAATGGATACCGAAAAGACCCTGGCCGTCACCTGAGATTGTACCGGCAATGAGAGACCCGAGGACGGACAAGGAAATTAAAGTTCCGACCGAGGTGATGTTGGATTGGGCCGGATTGACGACTGAACCGGCCACGTTTGCAAAGTTCACGGTCCCTGAAAGGTTCGAAACCTGCAAGTTACTCAAGGCGTTGCCGCCACCGATGAAAAAGGGTGCGGACACATTTCCAGAGGCGTAAAGACCCGTGAGGGTACCGAGGCTTGTGATGTTGGTCTGAGCAGGGTTGGTGACTGAACCGGCCACGTTTGCAAAGTTGACGGTTCCCGAAAGGTTCGAAACCTGTACGTTGCTCAGGGTATTGCCGCCACCGATGAAAAAGGGGGCGGACACATTTCCAGAGGCGTAAAGACCCGTGAGGGTACCGAGGCTCGTGATGTTGGGCTGGGAAGGAGTAATAACTGATTGCGACGTAGGGACGGTCGAGACGTTCGATCCATTTATGTTTGAAATTCCAGAACCGTTGGAGGCGATGAGTAATCCCTGGACGGTCAAAGAGGTCAAAGTACCGAGTGACGTCACATTGGGTTGAGAGGGGTTGGAAACTACCAGGGCGACGTTAGCTCGCGCCACATTGCCTACGAGGTTTGAGGAATTAATATTTGAAATTGCGGAACCATTTCCTGTAAACAAATTAGAGTTCAAAATTCCCGAGACGGTCAAAGAGGTCAAAGTGCCTACACTGGTTATGTTGGGTTGAGCCGGTTGAGAAACTACCAGGGCGACATTAGCTCGTGCCACATTGCCTACGAGGTTTGAGGAATTAATGTTTGAAATTGCGGAACCATTTCCGACGAACAGGCCCGCCTGCGAGACCCCCGAGACGGTCAAAGAGGTCAAAGTACCCACGGAGGTTATGTTGGGTTGAGCAGGGCTAGTGACGCTCGTAGCCACGTTAGCCGCCGCAACGTTCCCGACCAAATTACTTGAATTAAGGTTTGAAATTGCGGAACCGTTGGAAACAATCAAGAGACCCTGGACGGTGAGACCGGTCAAAGTACCCACTGAGGTTATGTTGGGTTGGGAGGGGTTGGTCACAACCCCGGCGACGTTGGCAGTGGCAACGTTCCCTGCCAAATTACTTGAATTAAGGTTTGAAATTCCCGAACCGTCACCGATGTACAGTGAGGCCAGGACAGTCGAGAGATTCGAGACGCCGAAAACGTTCAGAGTGGCTGAACCGAAGACGGTTGCTGAATTTACGTACAAAGTTGAAACGTTCAGGGTGTCCGTGATATTGGCCGAGCCGAAAACGTACAGGTTGGAACCGACGGGTGGGGCGCTCAGGGTTCCGATGGACACGCCGTTCTGGTAAGCGACGTTCCCGTCGACCGTGGTCCACTGTGATGACAGAATCGCCACGTTGGCCGCTGCGGTGACGCGCCCGTATTGGTCGACGGTCACCTGTGAAACGTTCGAAAAGTCTCCAAAGGTTCCCACTGCGCCAACGACCGGTAGGTTCGTGTTTGAAATTGTTCCCGTGAGGTTTGAGGCGTTGATGTTCGAAAGACCGTAGGCGTTTCCATAATACGCCGTTCCCCAAATACTCGCGCCATTAATGGGTCCTGCAACGTTAAGGATAGAATAGCTGATATTTGAAACAATATTACCAGCCACGTACAAGTTTCCTGTAAAGGTTCCGTCAACTGCGATAATGTTACCGGCGATGACGTTTCCCGTTGTGTCTAGGACGTTTGAGGCGATGATGACGTTTGCGGGGGGGCAAGGAGGGCACGCAACGGCCCTGGGGCCCCCATTCGCGATGCTGTCACACATCGTCTATCTGTTTTTTACTGATATTATTATCAAAAGACCGGCGAGAGCCACGCCCCCGACTATGTACATTTTGGTTTGGTCACCGTTGTTCCACGGGACTGGGGGTGGCAGACTCAGAGGTCGTTCTGGTTCCATGGGGACTTGAATGGTTTTGAATTTTAGGAGAAACATGTTCCGTCCGGCAATGAGCAAGTTTCCGTTGTTCGGTTGGCGCCACGTGACGGTCAGACGGTCCAGTTTGTCTATGCGAGCGGGATACACGGTACTGATCCGGTAATTTGCGTTGTAAAATTCAGCGTCTCCTGTAATTTTGATAGGGATCGTGGCAAAAGAGCCGTTGAATGCATTCGAGGTGGGGACGGCGGCCTCGAGAGCCGCGGCCGTGAGATGGCTCGGGGCGCGGAGTTCTGCAATGTCCAGGGCAACGAACTGGGACGCGGCCAAGGCGGGTAGCTGAGCCGAGACCAACTCAACCTCTGATATGTTCAAGATTGGGGTGGTCAAGTGAAGAGTATAGTTGTTTGAATCGGGCCAGAGGGTCTGGTTCCGATTATCAGAGTCCACATACACAATGTACTCCATCTACTAGTTGCGTAGTGATTATTTACAGAAGTGGGACGCCGTCACGGTCCGGATACATGCACCGGTTGGGCTTTGAGCATGTAAACCGGAAAGTCATGAACGTTGGTCCCAGATTAATAGTAGGCTGACCACCAGATGAGGCGTGTAGATTTATGGTCAACTTTTCAATCTGTCTGATGGGTTCTATATAGGTGACTTCGACGGGGAAGTAGCCGCCAGACGTGAAAATCGTGCGATGGTCAGGAACGCCATCTGCCAAGGGGATACAGACCAGGGAGGTTGCTAACATATTCGTGTTTGAAATTGGTAAATAGGGTCCCACGCCCTCTGTCGAAATTTGACCCGCCACCTGGGAATCGTAGCTGAGGTTTCCACGGTCCAGAAACTTGGACGTCAGTTCTTCGACGTGGACGTAAATTGCACTGGTTGAGATCGACGTGGCGTTACCGTGGAAGCTACACGAAAGTAGCTCAGCCTTGATGACGTTACGAAGAGGGATGTTGATATAACTCACAAAGCTCGTGTTTGATGCAGCATAGACTGAATCAACACGAACGGTGTACACTTCCGTGTCACACATTTAATTTAGGTACAGATTTTAAACCCGAAGGGTTTGGGTCGCGTAACTCAGGAAACCCGAAGGGTTTTCGCCCCTGCGGGATCACGAGTCCTTCGGACTCGGTCTAGGTCTCGGTCTAGGTCCGCTCCAGCAGCGAGCCGCCGATGCCGCCCTCGATGGAAAAGTCGCGAATCTGCTCGCGGATCATGTCGCCGTCACCGCACAGGCCACCTGGGGTCAGGCCACGGGTGTAGTACGCCGCCTTCTCGGATGGGCCTGGGGTGCACTCCAGGGACGAAGGAATCTCCGACAGGCTCGAGGGACCGGCGGCAGCGGCTGAGCCGGCTACGGTCACCAGGGGGGCGGCCTCGTAGGTGGAGCCACGGCCCTGGACCAGCATGACCAGGATAGCCACGAGGAGACCGATGATAACAGCCTGGGTAAAGATCTTGCCAAACTTGAATGCCATTTATATTTTGTTAATATTTTTTTAGTGC